TCTTTTACAGCGTCTGCTTTTCCTTGCTCATAAAAATGAGCGGCAATCTTATCTACGTTTTCAGCAGCATAAATAGCCTTGTGATAACCATTAACGTCTTGAACATTACCATTTTCGTCTAGGAACTTCCCAACGAGGTTTGTTATATTAGATTGGTTTTCTGCAACTTTATCTTTGTTTTGAATATTATACTTATATTTCTTTTCACCAACACTGATATCAAAACCTTTGAAATCATCGCTAAAAAGCTTTTTTGTATTATCCTTAAACATTTGATGCTGTTGCTCAGCTTGTTCTTGCTCCTTGTTATATCTATTGAAAAAATCCATAGCTTTTTGTTGTTCCTGAGTAACGCCCGGTCTCAACTTGATCTCGTCGTAATATTTACTCTTGGTTTCTTCTAAAAAGCTTTTGGCTTTTGCAACTTCTTCTTTAAACGCAAGTTTCTTTTTGCGTATATCCCTTTCTTCATCGATGTCTTCATCATAGTCAAAATCTTCTAATAGAAGTTCAACATCTGAATTATCTAAGTAAGGTTTATTTTTTTTATAATACTCTTGTAAAAGAGTTTTATCGTCTACATTGCTATAATCAGCATTTAGACGAGTATAATCTTCTATTGTCCCACCTGTTTCTTCCATAAATGAAACTAGCTTTTCAATATTCTCTGGCAATGGTTTGCCTAATACTTTTTCATCTCTTATAGCTTCTTTAACTTCTGCTTCAACTTGTTTAACTTCAGCTTCTGTTACTTCTTGGATCGGAGAAAACCCTTCAGTAGTCTCGTTGGACTCTTGTATAGGTTCTCCCATCGTTGTGCTATCTCCGGATGGTTTTTCCACAGATACCTCCTTTGTTTCTCCGATTTGAATGGCATCTTCTTCTTGTTTTGGAATTATTACTTTTTTAACTTCTGGTTCTAGCTGAATCAAAGGTTCTTTAGGATTAACATTTACTTTAGTTATGTTATCCTCTGTTTGGTTTAATTTTTTAGGTGTTTTCTTTTTTGTTTTTAATTTAAACTCACCTTCCTGTTTAACAGGTTCATTTGTTTTTATTTCTGACATAATATAATATAATTAAATAATTAAATAGCGCTTACATAAACGCACTCATTCCAGCGTCTGACTGGTTTTCAAAATCAATTGGTAAGCCATCGTTTTTTCTTTGGCTTATCATTTCGCTTTGTTGCGTACCCTCTATTTTTATACGCCTGTCTTTTCTATCTTCAATCATTTGCTCTTTTGCTCCAATAGCTTGCATGTCCATTTCTTTTAACTGCTTATCATAAAAGAATCTTTGCTGCATTCTTTGAAGTTCTAATTGATTTTCAGTTTCAATCTTTTGAATTTCCATTTGATTTCTAGCTTGTTCAAATTGAACTTTAGTGTTAGTTACAGCCTCTTGTTTTTGAACTTCAGCCATTGCTGTTCTTTCAGCTGTTTGAGCTTGAGCATCTGCTTGAGCTGCTATATTAGCTTGTTGGTTTTCTATATCTTGTGCCTGCTTTTGCTTACGTTTTATTTTAAGCATTTGATTAGCAAGTTTAAGATTTTTAATTTGTCTTAAATCTATAGCGTCTTCAAGATCAATGCCACCTTGTTGTATAGCCGCTTGTATGTTAGCTTCTAATTGAGCTTGCTCTTCCTCCTCAGGTTCTAGTTCTAGAAAAATTCCAAAGTCATGAAGATTTAAATTAACTATTTCCTCTAATGTTTTAATATTAAAGGTTGATATAGAATTTTGCAAAGAAGACTTTGTCAAAGGAAATTCAAGAGCATCTGCTATTTTTAGAGTTACATTTTCTGCTATTCTAAGAGTTAAATAAAGACCAGCTTGATTAACATGCTTAGTTGCTATATTTGACGCGTTAGCCGCTAGTTTCTGTAATCCAACAAGAGTGTTTCTGTCTGGTAAACTACCGTCTACAGCCTCATTTAAGCCTGTAACGTCGCGTATCATTTGAAGATAATATTGATACGTAGTTATTAAACTTTGTATTTTAGCATTACCACTGCCGGCTTGCAGCTCTTGCACAGGAACTTTTCCAGCGTTCATTTCACCATCTTGAGTTAAAGATCTACCAATAACAGAACCAGTTTGAAAATACATGTTTAACGCCTCGGCCGGATTATAATTAGTGCCATTACCAAGATCAACCTCTGCTAAACCATCCATGTCTAAATAAACACCATCTGGTACCATACGTGATATAACCTGTTGTAGTTTTAGATGTGTTATTTGTATCATATCAGCAAAACCCGTACATCTACTAACTATAGATTCTATTCTACCTTTGTAAATTCTAGGAGCACAAATTGCGTAATTCATTCTAACCTTAGTAGTATCAGATAGCGGTCTTGACATATTTTTAGAAAGTCCCCAATCGAGCATTATATTAGTACCTAAAACTTTAGCACCGCTATATAATACTTCAATAGACCTAGAAACCCTTTCAAACATGTCGTTTTCAGGTGGATTAAAAGTATCGTCTTTTTCAATAGCCTTCATTAACCCTTGTTCTGTTTGCTTTATTTTAAAAACCTGATCATGGTAAGTTTTATAATCAAAATATAAAACCTGTACCGTGTTATTGTCGTAGTTACCGTAGCCAGTTATATAGGATTTATTTCCAGGCGTATTCTGTATACGCTTTAGTTCGTCTTCTGGTATATTAGGAAATTCTTTTTTAAGCTCAGGTATGGTTATAGATTTTACCTCACCTACATAATATATATCTTCAAAGTTAGGGTCTTCTGTGTAAGAATAAACCATATAGGCTGGATCTACATAATCAATAGTAACTCCATTAGCTGCATTAAAATCTGTTTTAACCGCAGCTATACCGCATACAGCTAAATCCATATTTAATCTTCGCCTTGTTAAGTTGTATTTGTTTTGAGCCATAACAGAAGTAATAGCTTCTTCTTGAGCTATTTCTATAGACTGCTTGTAGCTCAATTGCATGTGCAATTCTAACTCTTCAGGATTTTCTGGGACTATGTCTTTACTAGGAGATTGATAAGCTTCTATACCTAGTGTTTGCTGTAAATTATCTAAATAAGGCATAGATATCATATCCTCATAAAGCTTTGACGCATATTCAGTTCTTTTCTTTACCGACTCAGGATCTTGAGCATATGCTTTTATCTCGTATGATTTTTGAGATATACCATTAACAATAATGTCTACAAACTTTGACAAAATAGGTACCGGTGTCCAGTCTAAATTTAAATAAGACAAATCACCATTAATAGATAATTCATCTTTATATTTTTGAACTGACTGCTCACCTCTAGCATATAGCCTTAATTGATTGAAATTATTCCAATTAGTTATATATCTATTGCCTGTAGTTCTACCTTGATCAAACCATTCGCCTTCTATAGCTTGAGCTACTTGCATGCCGTATTCAATGCTTGATTTCTCTTGCTCACTAACAACTTGGCTAGGAAATGAACTTCTAGTATTGGTGTATATACCCATTTAACTTATTATTTTTGATGTAGCTCCTTTGTTGTTGTATTTTTTTATACCTAAGTCAACAGGCTTTAATTTTCTAGGTGCACTTGGAGCGTACCTGTGCTTATTACAAGCCATTAAAGCTAACCCAGAGCTTATCGAAGCATCATGTTTTGTTCTATTATTTATATTAAATTTAGCCCAGTCTTCTAATGTTCTTTGAAAATAAACATCACCATATCCTGTTTCTTTTAAACCTACAAAATCTTCTATATAAGATTCAATGGCGGCTGCATGAGCTTGCTTAATATCTTCACTTGAATTAGGTATACCTCCTAATTCTCTTTCCGTAACAGAAAGTTTGTTTCTTTTTCTATCAGGCCTATTCATTGAAAAACCCCTGTAGCCTCTTCTTTTAAAATGGTATAATAGTCTTGGTTTATTGTTTTCTGCTAGTATTGGCATACCATAAAAAACACAAGCCATTAATACATCTTCAAAAAATATTTCAGCTGTTTGGGGTCTAGCTATATATTCTAAAAAGAAATGATTAGGTGGCGTGTCTGTCATTGAGAACTTAGTTAAACCATGTAAAGATCCTTTAGAACCTCTTTTGTCTACTGTGCCAGATATATCATAAGGGTCACAACCAAATGCTCCTAAGTTTTCATTTAAAGGATATTTAATACCTCCTTTTGTTATAACAGCGTTTTGCATATTAACAGATGGCACCCAAGTTATTAAAAATCTACCGTTTTTATTAGGTATAAATAATACTTGACTATCTTGTATACCATCCCGCCACATGAAATTACCTTTTGTAATATTTATAGAGTTTTTAAGATCTTCATTGAAATCTATTTGCTCGTATATCTTAGTTAGATTAAATAAAGATTCTTTTGACTCATCTCTAAAAGCATGCTTAGTAGTGCGTGGAAACTGTCTATAAAATTCATTTAAAGCATCTTGATCTTGCTTCAATCCTTCTACTTCATTGTTCCAGTATTCTATTACACCTAAATCTATTTCCTCGCCTTGCGGTCCTTGTATTGATTTTTTAGGCGTGTCGAAGACAGGTAATCCATAAGAATCAATGTATCCTTCGTAATTCCACTCCATAG